AGATTTCTTTAATGAACGATCTATCGTTGCATCTATTTACAACAGGATTAGTATTGATGTAGCAGGCGTTCCTCTTCGTCACATTAAACTTGACGATCTTAATCGATACAAAGAAGATATGAAAAGTAATCTTAACAATTGTTTGACGTTAGAAGCAAACCTAGATCAAGCACCACGAGAATTTCGCCAAGACATTGTTATGACTCTGTTTGATAAAGGCGTTGCTGCGTTGGTTCCTGTTGACACGACAGTGAATCCAAACACAAACGAGATTGTTGACATCTTCACTCTTCGCGTTGGGGAAATTGTTGACTGGTATCCGAAACACATTCGTGTCAGTGTTTATAATGAACAAACAGGTAGACGACAAGAGCTTGTTTTAGCTAAGCGCTTTGTTGCTATCGTTTATAACCCGTTGTTTACAGTAATGAATGAGCCGAACTCAACTCTTCAGCGACTGATCAGGAAGCTTGGTCTTCTTGATGCGGTAGATGAGCAGTCGAGTTCTGGCAAACTGGATCTTATCATCCAGCTTCCTTATGTCATTAAGTCGGAAGCACGCCGAGTGCAGGCAGAGCAAAGGCGTCAGGACATCGAGCTGCAGTTGAAGGGCAGCCAGTATGGCATTGCCTATACAGACGGCACCGAGAAGATCACTCAGCTCAACAGGCCTGCAGAGAACAACCTGCTTAAGCAAATCGAGTATTTGACTAACATGTTGTATGGACAACTCGGTATTACCGAAGAAGTAATGAATGGTACGGCAGATGAAAAGGCAATGATCAATTACTTTAATAGGACAATTGAACCTATTGTTGAGTCTATTGTGCAAGCTATGCAAAGATCATTCCTTGGGCCGGTAGGTACACTAGAGCAGCAGCGTATTACTTACTTCAAAGACCCATTCAAACTTGTTCCCATCAGCGAGATTGCAGAGATTGCTGACAAGTTTACTCGTAACGAGATCTTCAGTTCGAACGAAATGCGAGGATTTATGGGGATTCCACCGTCCGACGATCCGAAGGCCGACAAACTTGTCAACAGCAACATGCCACAACCACAGCCCGATTCAGTGGCTTAGTCTTTAGAAAGGAACAGTCAAAATGGAAGCAGATTTCAGCGGCTACGCCACTAAGGCGGGGCTCAAGTGCTCCGACGGTCGGACCATCATGCCTGATGCATTCAAACATCAGGATCAAATGCAGGTTCCTCTTGTTTGGCAGCATGGTCACAGTGATCCGGGGAATGTTCTGGGTCATGCGATTCTTGAGGCTCGACCCGACGGCGTTTACGCCTATGGCTTCTTCAACGATACTCAGCAGGCACAGACCAGTCGGAGCCTTCTTGAGCACAAAGACATCAACATGATGTCTATCTGGGCCAACGATCTCATTGAGCGAGCGGGGCGGGTTCTTCATGGAGCGATTCGTGAAGTTAGTCTTGTTCTTTCTGGTGCCAACCCAGGTGCAATGATCGAGAACGTCACTATTCGTCACTCAAACGGTGATGAGACTGTTCTTGATGATGAGGTTTACATTCGTAGTGGTATTGAGGTCGAGCTTGAGCATTCTTCCGAGAATGACACCGAGGAGAAGACTGAAGACAAGACCGAGGACAAGTCTGAAGAGAAGACTGAAGACAAGTCCGAAGAGAAGACCGACGAAGACGACAAAGAACTCGAACTTCAGCACGCTGATAGTGATGAGAAGACGGTTGGCGATGTCGTCGCATCAATGTCGGAAGAGCAGCAGCAAGTGCTTCACTATTTGGTCGGAAAAGCCAGCGGTGATTCCGGCGACGATGATTCCGTTAAGCAGGATAACATCAACGACAAAACCGATGATGACAAAACCGATGATGACAACACCAATTCGAAAGGTAACGAAATGAAGCACAACGTCTTCGAGAAGACGGATGACGAAGGCAAAGAGAAGGCTCCAGTGTCGCTGTCTCATGGTGACATGCAGGCCATCTTTGCTGATGCTGCCAAGCCTGGCAATACGCTCAGGGAAGCGGTCCAGGATTATGCTCTCTCACACGGCATCGAGGACATCGATCTTCTCTTCCCCGATCACAAGAACCTCTCCAACACTCCCGAGCTTTGGGGACGGCGCGTTGAGTGGGTGTCCACGCTTCTCGCTGGTGTTCGAAAGAGCCCCTTCAGCCGGATCAAGACCATGTCTGCTGACCTGACCGTGGCCGAGGCTCGCGCCAAGGGCTACATCAAGGGCAGCCTGAAGAAGGAAGAGTTCTTCCGCGTTTCGAAGCGGACCACTCAGCCCACAACCATTTACAAGAAGCAGAAGCTCGACCGCGATGACATGGTCGACATCACTGACTTCGACGTTGTGGCTTGGCTCAAGGCTGAGATGCGTCTCATGTTGGACGAGGAGCTTGCTCGTGCGATTCTCGTTGGTGATGGCCGCGCCGTTGATGATGAGGACAAGATCGATGAGGACAGCATTCGTCCCATTGCCAGTGATCACGAGGTTTACACCACGACGGTCACCGTCAACATTGATGATGCTAGCTCCAACATGGGCGAGGTTCTCGACAACATCGTCCTGAACCGTAAGAACCTTCGTGGATCTGGCCTTCCGACCCTTTTCACGACTGAGACCTACATCGCTCGTTTCCTTCTGTTCAAGGATGGTATGCAGCGTAAGATGTACAAGAGCCTCGATGAGGTTGCTAGTGATCTTCGCGTTGCCTCGATCGTTCCGGTCGAGATCCTTGAGGAGTACACCGATATTGTCGCTATTCTTGTGAACTTGAACGACTACGTCGTTGGCGCCACCGCTGGTGGTCAGGTTTCCATGTTCGACGATTTCGATATCGACTACAACCAGTACAAGTACCTGATTGAGACCCGGTGCTCGGGCGCGCTCACCAAGTTGAAGTCGGCTATGGTGGTGAAGAAGACTGCTGGTACGAACGTTGCTGTTGCTCCGGCAGCGCCTGCGTTCGATGGTGATGGCATCACGATCACCAACCAGACCGGCGTGGTCTACCGCAACGCTGATACCGACGCTGTCATGAACAACGCTGGTTCGCCGTACGCCGTTGCAGATGGTGTGACCGTGACCGTTAACGCTGAGCCTGCCTCGGGTTACTACTTCGAGACCAGCGAGAACGATAGCTGGAGTTTCACCGGAGAGGCCTAATAACCAGGAGTTAAGATGGCAAGATTCTTCGGGGACGTTGGTTACGGAGACCCTGTAGAAGCTCCGTCTGGTTCGGGTAAATGGAAAGATGTAATGACAGAGCGCCCGTATTTCGGCGACGTTATTAGAAATACCCGAAGGCTTGAGCCTGGAGAGACGCTCAACAGCGATATTCTTGTTGATAACACTATTTCTATTATGTCTGATGAGCACGCCATTAAACATTTCTTTAAGATCAAATACGTGCGATGGGCGGGGGTGCGCTGGACTGTCACAAATGTGGAAGTCAAGGCCCCCCGTCTCATCCTAAGTCTTGGGAGTGTTTACAATGGCCCAACGCCTTGAGCTACAAGCCATCCTAACTGAGATTCTTGGGACCGATCACGCATATTTTCAACCGCCGCCTAATATTCAAATGAAGTACCCCTGCATCGTCTATAATCGAGATAATGAGACAACTAGATTTGCAGATGATAAACCTTATTCGCGAACCAAGCGGTATCAGGTAACTGTTATTGATACAGAACCTGATAGTGAAATCCCAGATAAAGTCGCACAGTTACCTATGTGCACATACGATCGGTTCTTTACAGCCGACAACCTCAATCACGATGTGTTTCAACTTTTCTTCTAGGAGGAAGAACAAATGACCAGACTTCTCTGGGATCAGCTCGGAGAGCGTACTTATGAGACTGGTGTCGATCACGGCGTTCTTTACATCCCGAATGAATCGGGTGTTTACGATCTCGGTGTTCCGTGGAACGGCCTTACCAGCGTCTCTGAGACGCCTTCTGGCGCTGAGGCAAATGCCCAGTATGCCGATAACATTAAGTACCTGAACCTCATCTCTGCCGAGGAGTTTGGTGCGACGCTTGAGGCGCTCACCTACCCCGACGAGTTCGCTGAGTTTGACGGTCTGGCCGTCCCTGAGCCGGGTGTTGCTGTTGGTCAGCAGCCCAGGAAGGCCTTCGGTCTTTCGTATCGGACTCAGATCGGTAACGATCTTGAGGGTACTGCATACGGTTACAAGATTCACCTTGTTTATGGTGCGGTGGCAACTCCGTCTGAGAAGGCGTACAACACCATCAACGACTCCCCTGAGGCCATCACCTTCAGTTGGGAGATCGCTACCACTCCGGTTGCGGTGACTGGTCTTCAGCCCACCGCGCTGATCGTCATCGACTCTACGGTTGTTCCCGAGGCCGGTCTGACCGCTCTCGAAGACGAGCTGTATGGTGACGCGACGGTTGGTGTTGCAAACCTTCCTACGCCGGATGCGGTGATTGCGCTGGTTGCAACTCCGTAAGTGACAGGAGATTAGAGAATGCTCAAGATCATAGTTCCCGGTGATGAAAACTTCAACGATGAAACACAGGAATTCGAAACTGAAGGGGACTTTGAGTTAGAACTAGAGCATTCTCTGATCTCTTTGTCGAAATGGGAGTCAAAACATAAGAAGCCTTTCTTGGAGAAGACTTCTAAGACTCCTGAAGAGATCCTTGATTATATCAAGGCAATGATTGTTACTCCGCTTTACCCGAGTGATATTTTCATACGGTTATCTCAAGAAAACATTAATCAGATAAATGATTATATAGAGTCAGCAGAGTCAGCTACAACTTTTGGAATGATGCCTGAACAAGGCAAGGGTGAGACAATTACTTCCGAGTTGATTTACTACTGGATGGTTGCCTTCACTATTCCATTTGAAGTTGAGACTTGGCATTTGAATAGGCTATTTGCCTTGATTCGTATTTGTAGTATCAAGAACTCCAAGCCTAAGAAGATGTCCAGGCATGAACTTGCAATGAGAAACCGTGAACTTAATGCTAGAAGAAGAGAACAACTCGGCACTAGTGGATGATCGGAGATTAAATGAGTACGCTTGTTTGGCATAAACTCGAAGAGAGTACTTATGAAGCTGGTGTAAGCAAAGGCGTTCTTTACAAGCCCAATGGTAGTGGTGTTCCTTGGAATGGTCTTATTTCAATGGAAGATGGAACTTCCACCGAACTAGAACCGTTATATTTCGATGGTGTAAAGTACGACGACGTCATTACTGTTGGCGATTTCTCTGGTGTGCTCAGGGCTTATACATATCCTGATGAGTTCTTGGAATGCGAAGGCATTATCGAGGACCAAACAGGATTCCAGCTAACTGCTCAGGGTCCAAGTAGATTTGGGTTGTCATACCAGACAAGAATTGGTGATGGTATTAGCCAGGATGCTGGGTACAAGCTTCATGTCCTGTACAACCTCACCGCGGTTCCGGCACAGAAAACTTATCAAACAATTTCTGATAGTCCGGAAGCTGTTGAATTTGAGTGGCAAATCACAGCCATTCCTGAAGAGGTAGGGTACTATCGTCCTACAGCACATGTTATATTTGACAGTCGCAGGCTTGATCCGTTCTTGCTTGCTGACGTTGAGGCAGTTCTTTACGGAGATGAAGAAAGAGAAGCGACACTTCCCACGCTGCAGGGTCTTTCTGCCTTTGTCAGGAAGTGGGAGCGCTTTGTTGTTGTCGATAATGGTGATGGTACATGGACGGCTGGTTCCGGTCTTGAGGGTGTTATCACGATGCTCGATGCCAATAGGTTCCAGATCAACACCGATACTGCTACATATTTGTCCTCAGATGAGTATCAAATGGAGAGCAGTGAGAAGAACGAGGAGGATCTGTAATGGCAATCGTGAACGGCTATACCGCCGAACACATGGAACAAATCAAGAACAACGTTATTGTTGATGGCAGTGTTATTGGTAATAATCTCGTTCTTGTTAAACAGAGTGGCGCGACAGTTGACGCCGGTAACGTTAGAGGAACACCTGGAACTAATGGTGTTAATGGAACTAACGGTTCCCCCGGCGTAAAAGGTGATAAGGGTGATCCCGGTACTTCTGGTGTTTGGTATTCTGCAGCTAGCCCCGCGGCTATTAGCCCAGTTGATTCAACCTATAAAACTTTGGCTAGCATTAACATTCCTGCCGTTTCTTATTCTCGACAGGTTTGTTTCTGGGGTCAGGTTTCGTTTCTTGGTCTGACCACCACCGTCGCGATTTATCGGGCTGCTATTCGTCTAGGTACTGGTTCTTCTGCTAGTCACCTTCCATGGTACTGTTCAGTGGACGGTCTTTCTGGCGCTATTGCGCTTTCCACCGGTCCCCTCGCGATTGGTGTCGGGGTGTCTCCTACATACAACTTTGTTGTTCGTCGCGACACCGGCTCTGGTGGACAGACCGATGGTGATCCTGCCCAGACTAAATTCTATGGACTCGTCACGACTGTTTAGGAGACATTGTGATCAGTGTCACCTCGCCAGGTTCGTTTGAGAAGACCACTCGTTTTATGCACAACATATTAAGTGGTCGAGTTTTTAGGGTTCTTGATCGCGGTGGACAAAAAGGTGTTGAAGCTCTTTCGGACGCTACTCCAATAGATACTGGTGAAACCGCAAGCTCATGGTATTACCAAATTAGCCATGGAAAAGGTTTCTATTCCGTCACTTGGTACAACAGTGCCGAAGATGGTGGAGCACCTATTGCTATATTAATCCAGTATGGCCACGGAACTGGCACTGGAGGCTATGTTCCTGGCAGAGACTTCATCAATCCGGCTCTTAGACCTGTGTTTGACAAGATCGCTGACGATGTTTGGAAGGAGGTGAGAAATGGCTAATGTTGAGGAACGCATTGTTCGGATGACATTCGACAATGCCACGTTCGAAAGAAAGATGGCAACAACTCTTTCCAGTCTTAAGAAGCTGGAACAAGCACTTCAATTCAAAGGTGCTCACAGAGGCTTTGACGGCATTAACGCGTCGATCAAGAAGGTTAAGTTTGATCCACTTCTCAACTCGGCTAGGGAATTAGATCGGTCCTTCCGCCTTCCAAACGCTCACCGAGGAATTGCTGATCTAGGCAGAACAGCAAGAGGCGTAAGCTTCAATCCTCTGTTTGACAATGCTAGAGAACTTGATAGAGCATTTCAGCTTAAGGGAGCGCAACAAGGTCTTGCTGATGTAGGTAAAGCAGCACACTCAATTAATATTGCTCCGATTGGTCAAGCGGTTCAAGCAGTTGGTAGCCAAATTTCTGGCATGAGTATCGCTGCTATTGCGGCGTTTGCTTCAATTGGCGTTGCTGCTGGTATCACTGCAGCCAAGCTTACTTCAGCTTTCACGTTTGGTCCGATTCAAGCAGGTTTCCAGGAGATGGAAACCAACATGAATTCGATTCAGACCATTCTTGCAAACACCAAGAGTAAGGGTAGTAATCTCGCCGACGTTGAAGATGCACTTCAGAATCTCAATACATATTCTGATAAGACCATTTATAACTTCTCTCAGATGGCAAAGAACATCGGTACATTCACCGCGGCAGGCGTTGGGCTTGATGAATCGGTTAACGCCATCAAGGGTATTGCTAACCTCGCGGCTCTTTCTGGATCAAACGCAGATCAAGCATCTTCAGCCATGTATCAGCTTTCCCAGGCTTTGTCTGCTGGTAAAGTTGGTCTTATGGATTGGAACTCGGTTGTCAACGCCGGTATGGGTGGCGAGATATTTAAGACTGCGCTGTTCGAGACCGGTAAGGCAATGGGGACCCTTGCTGAGGTTCCTCTAGATCAGTCATTCACCGAATGGGAAGCTTCTGGAAACAAGTTCCGAGATTCTCTTTCGGAAGAGTGGATTGATAAAGACGTTCTTTCCACGACGCTTGAGGCGTTCTCTGGAGATCTCTCTGAGGTTCAGCTTCGTGCTCGTGGATTCAGTAAAGAATCAGCAAAGATGATGGCTGATCTTGGAAAGCAAGGCGCAGAAGCAGCGACGTCGGTCAAGACTTTGACTCAGCTTATGGGTACAGTCAAAGAGGCCATTGGTACTGGCTGGGCTGATACGTTCAAGATCATTGTTGGTAACTTCAGTGAGGCTAAGTCCCTATTCACCAACATGAACAATTTCATTGGTGGATTTGTTGAAAAGTCTGCCGAACACCGTAACAAGATGCTTTTGGATTGGAAGGATTCTGGAGGTAGATTACTTCTACTCATCGCGTTCAAAGAAGGCATTCAGAATCTTTTGGAAGTTTTGAAGCCTATCAAAGAGGCTTTCAGGGATATTTTCCCTCGGACCACAGCCAAAGATCTTATTGCCATGACGCAGGCTTTCTTCAGGTTTGCGCAAGCGTTGAAGCCTTCTGAAAAGACTGTTGAAAACACCAAGCGTATATTTAAAGGATTGTTTGCCGCGCTTGAAATCGGTTGGACTGTTCTTAAAGAGGGCGTCAAGTTCATCGCCGGATTGGTTGGTGCACTCACCGGTCTTGGGCAAGGTAACTACCTGAAGACCTTTGCTACAATTGGTGATTTCTTCACTGATCTCAACGAAAAGCTTGTGGCCGGTGGTGGGATCAAAGATTTCTTCGAAGATCTTGGAGATCGCGCTAGAGCTGTAGCTGATATTCTGGGTCGCCTCAAAGATGTTATATTTGGGGTTTTCACTGATTTCAACGCAGCTCAGTTCGAGACTATTGGCGGATTGTTCGATCGGCTCAAGGAACGAATTAAAGATTTCTTTGGTGTCTTCCGTAGTATTGGTGATGCCGCTTCGGGTGTCTTTGGACCACTTGAAAAAGCATTCGACGGAATCATGGGCATTCTTGATAGATTCATTGAGAAATTCGGTGGATTCTTCGAGAAACTTGGTCAGAAGATCGCCGATATTATGGGTAAGCCTGATTTCTCCAAGGTTCTTGACGCGGTTAACACCGGTCTTCTTGGTGGAATTGCGTTGCTTATTTCCAATTTCTTGAAGAAGGGTATTAGTGCCAACTTCAACTTCGATGTTGGTCGAGGTCTTCTTCAGAAGCTTGGCCAGACGTTTGATACGTTGACTGGCACTCTTAATACCTTGCAGCAGAACATCAAGGCCGACACGCTTATGAAGATCGCTAAGGCGATCGCGGTGTTGACTGTTTCTGTTGTTGTCTTGTCTCTGATTGATTCAAAGAAGTTGACAGCGGCTTTGGGCGCAATGGCCGTTGGCTTCGGTCAACTCATGGCTTCGTTTGCACTCATCAACAAGTTGGCTGTTGGCCCTAAGGCCGCGGCTAGTTTGAACTTGACTGCTGCTGCCATGGAAATTATGGCTGGTGCAATTCTTACTCTTGCTGGTGCTGCGTTTATTCTTGGTAAGATGGACTGGGGCGAATTGTCGCGAGGATTGACTGGTATCACAGTACTTCTTACCACCATCACGACGGCAGCGATTCTTATTTCCAAGTATGCTAGTAGCTTCATTTTAGCTAGCGTTGGAATTGTAGCTATATCTGGTGCCTTGCTTCTTCTGGCCGGAGCTGTTGCTCTGTTTGGTCAGATGGACTGGGGCACAATGGGTAAGGGTCTTGCCGGAATTGTTGGTAGCCTTGTCGCCATTGGTGGGGCTATGCAATTGATGCCAGCCACTTTGCCTATCACCGCTGCAGGATTGGTTCTTGTTGGTATTGCTCTCAATGCCATTGCCGCGTCCATGAAGATATTTGCCTCCATGGAGTGGAGTGAACTTGGTAAAGGATTTGCTGCCATCGCTGCAGGCCTTGTTATTATTGCGTTCGCCATGCAGATGATGCCTCTTACTTTGCCGTTGACGGCCGCAGGACTCGTTCTTGTGGGAGAGGCTCTTCTTCTCATTGGCGCTTCCATGAAGATATTTGGTTCTATGGAGTGGGATGAGATTGGTAGAGGTTTGGCCGCTATGGCTGGAGCTTTGCTGATCTTGGGTGTTGCTACCAATGCCATGAGTGGGGCCATTGTAGGCGCTGTCGCGATTGGTGTTGTTGCTGTTTCGCTCATGTTGCTTGCAGGGGTTCTTCAAACCTTTGCTGCTATTAGCACTGATGATCTCAAGACTGCTCTCATTGGTATCGCGGTCGCGTTGACCGTCATTGGTGTTGCAGCCTATGCTTTGGGAGCAACTGGCGCTACGGTAGCTATCTTGGCTCTTGGTGGAGCGTTGTTGGTTCTCGGTGCGGCTTTCGCCTTGATTGGTGGAGCTATGTACCTCACCGCCGCGGCTATGGAGAAGTTTGCCAAAGTCGGTGGAGACGCGATGGATGTCTTCACGCAAATGCTCGTTCAATTCGGTAAGAATCTTCCAATGATTGCCAAATCGATTGTCGATGGCGTTATTGGTTTGATTGAATCACTTATCGAAGGTGTTCCAGCGTTGGTCGAGCTTCTTGTCGTCATCGCAACCGCGTTGATTGATGGTTTGACAAAGCTCGTTCCTAAATTCATGGCGTTTGGTCAACAAACCATTCTTGGTATTCTTTCTGGAATCAGGAATATGGCTCCGGCGCTTATTTCCACAGGGTTCTTCGTTCTTAACAAGTTCCTTGAGGGGCTTGATTCGAACATTGAGACTATCACGAACTCAGTGATTTCTATTGTCCTTGGCTTCATTGATGCACTCACGGAACGAATGCCTGAGATCACTGAAGCTGGCGCCAATCTTCTCATCGCCTTTATTCGAGGGGTTACTGAGCAAGTTGACGATATTATGGACGCGGTTACTGATTTGATTATTACGTTCATTGAAGAACTCGGAAAGCATTACGGTGAGATCGTCGATGCTGGCGCGGACATGCTTATCTTGTTCATGTTTGGCATTGCGCAGAATGTGTACAGAATTGTTGGCGCAGCCACCTTGATCATCACTGAGTTCATCAGGGTCATTGGCGAATCGGCCATGAGAATTCTCTTTGCTGGCGTTAAACTTATTCTTGATCTTCTCCATGGTGTTGCGACAGCTATTCCTTTGATCGCTAAGGCGGTTGGGGACGTGGTTGTTGCATTTATTGAGGCACTTCGTTCACAGGGTTTGAGAATCCTGTTTGCGGGGACTCAGATGATCATTGATTTGATCAAGGGTATTGGTCAATCAGCCAAGAAAATTATTAAGGCTGGCGTTGACACCATTATCAGCTTCATCGAGGGTTTGGGTAAGAACGCACTTAAGCTTGCCAAAGCCGCAGCAGATGTGATCATCGATTTCGTCCGAGGACTCAGGAAAGCCATTGATCAAAAAGGTGGAGAACTTCGTGAGCAGGGTCGCTTGCTTGCTGGTGCCATCATCAATGGTATGACTGGTGGACTTGCCGGAAGAGGCGCGGAAGCTGTTAAACGAGCGGTTAGTGCGCTTGCCGATAAGATTCCAGGATGGGCAAAGAAGATTCTTCATATCAATTCACCTTCGCTGGTCTTCAAAGAGATCGGTTCGGGAATTGTTGAAGGTCTGGCCTTGGGTATTACTCCTACGACGGAACTCAAGAAGCGAGTTGAAACTGTTGCTCAGAGAACAGTTGATGCAATCAAGAATGCGGTCGATATTCTCGGTACTGACACCGAATTCAATCCAGTTGTTACTCCGGTTCTTGATCTGACAAAGATTCAGAACGATGCGGGTAAGATTGGTAAGTTTATGGAGAATTCAAAGATGTCACCAGTTTTCTCGTTGGATCAGGCTCGTGTAATCTCTTCAGCTACGACAAAGCGTGATACTCCTGAAGATAGTGTTGCTGGTGTGTCTTCGGGCGGTGTCAATTTTGAGCAGAACATCTATGCTCCGACAAGGCTGAGCACGAACGATATTTACAAGCAAACTCGTAACCAGATTGTGATGGCCAAAGAGGAGTTGCGTATTCCATGAGAGTCACAAGCATTGCTCTATATTCAGACACGACAGAAGAACCGATCACGTTTGGCTTAGGTGATGCTGATCGATCGACTCAATATTTGGTACGTGCTATCACAGGGCTGGATGCCGAAGAGATTATTCCGAAATTCTATGCAAGCGGGCTGGAGACAGGACCAAAGTATTACGACTTTGGATTGAAACCAAGAGATATTGTTATGCGTATTGTGTTAGAACCACGTTTTCAATCTGATGACTCTTATGCGGACGTTCGGGATGAACTCTATCGGCTTATTTCTCCATCAAGAACTGGATTGATCACCATTCACTTCATGTCTGGTGGAACGACAGTTGCTCATGCTAAAGGACATGTTGTTAAATTTGAAGCTGTTCACTTCAGCCAGAAGCCTGAGGTTCAATTGACAATTCGTTGCGATGATCCGATGTTGAAGGCTATCAATCCGGTTCGTCTTGGACCAGGCGAGTTGAGTGCGTCTAATCCCATCATTATCCCAGATAGCATTTCAACCGCACCGCATGGCTTCCATATGCATGTGGTTTTCACTCAACCTTCATTTACATTTACGCTTCAAGACAAAGAGGCAGATCCGGAATGGTTGTTCCAGCTTGTTCCTAGTGGTGGCTTCTTGGTTGGAGATGAACTTCATATTTCAAGTGACTTTGCCGCGAATCATCTCTATATCGACCGATCAGGAGAGATCATTCACTTGGTGGATAGGTTGCAACCAGGATCGGTGTGGCCAATTGTGTTTCCTGGAGCAAACTACCTCTATAGCCTAGAGGTCTCTGATGGTGTGTTCATATTCGACTGGATTGACTTCGAGTACTATCCGGCTTATTGGGGGGTGTAGGTATGAATGTATTTAAATTCACTCCTATCACAAGCCCGACCTTCCTTGAACAAGGGCAAATGATCCCTAAGCCTGATAGTATCATGTGGACAGAGCGATATCGTGATCCTGGTGAGTTCGAGATTGTTGCGCCACTCAGTTCAGGCATGAAAGAGTTTCTTCCAGAGGGAACAATTATATCCCATGTAGATACCATGGAAGTAATGATCGTCGAGAATCATGAGATCTCCGAAGAACCTATGGAAGATCCGATCGTCACTGTCACTGGTAGAAGCTTTGAATCTTTCCTTGATAACCGAATTGTCGGAACAGATCAAGCAAGAGCTTCTTCGACAATTGTTCCGTATGAGTTATTCGGTAACTCGACCTGGCATCAGACCGTCGCGATGATCAATTCACATATTGTGGATCCATTTGGCGATTATGATGGAATTCCTTACGTCGTCGCTGAGCATTCTATCGTGGATCCAGTAACAACCACTACCGAGGAACGCACTATTGACCGTGGCGGTCTTCATCAGCGAGCATTGGAAATACTGGCTGTAGATGATCTAGGTATCAAGACGATTCGTAGAAGTCCTTTCCCTGAATACGGTGGAGATGATACGAATACGACTTTGCAGGTCCACAACGGAATTAACCGAATCAATGACGTTGTGTTCTCTTGGCGAAAGGGTGATAT